AGTTACCGGTAATCGTTAAATTATCGTTAAATGTTGTATTACCAAGTAAAGTAGGTATTGTACCAGTTGTGGTTTGTATTGTTCCAAATGAACCTGTTGATGCTAATGAACCACTTACTCCACCACCTACGAATTTAATATGACTACCACTTAATTCACCTCTAAATGAACCACTAATGTCAGTAGCTATTTGAGCTGAACTTGATATCAAAGTATTTGACAATTCTGATTCAGCTGTCGTCACTCTTGTTGAGAAACTTGCACTTGGTGCAGTAAATGAACCTGAAATATTAGAAGCTATTTGTGCTGAACTCGATATAAGTGTATTTGTTAATTCAGATTCTGCTGTTGTTACTCTTGTGGAAAAACTTGAACTCGCAGCAGTAAAAGAACCACTAATATTCGTAGCTATTTGTGCTGAACTCGATACTACATTCGTTCCCGTTAAAGGAAATTTAATCTGTTTTGCTTTTAAGTCTGCCATTTTTCTCTTGTATTTTTCCTATCTATAAATATCTAACTATTAAATTTACCAAATCCTATGACCTCATCTCCGGTTTCTAATTCATATCCTAAACCAGATACATTTAATCTCAACTCTAAATTTGTTGATGTTTTTTGTTGTATGTTTAATGCGTCTCCTTCAATCATCATACCATTTACAAAAAAAATAAAATCTTCTTCACTTGTCGTTGTTAATGAACTTGGTGCCGACGCCGTAATGGCGTTGAAACTCGCAGTTGAAGAATTTGTAATACTTCCTGTATGTGCAAATGACTTTCTCAAATATGTCAACTCATCAATGATGGCTGTTGATGTCAAGTATGACTTTACTGCATTTTCAGTAGGTAAAGCAGTTGAACTACTATCTGCCATTGAAGTATCATTTGATATCTCACTTACTTGATATCCATTTAGTTTTTTTGAACCTGTGATATCAAAACTACCCGTCAACATTTGTTTGTCTC